AGTTGGCTCAGTCGCTCGTCTGTACTTCCGTACTGGCGCTGAAGGGTGTCAATAATCATCGTATCTATCAAGCTGGCCTGCGACCTGCGCTGAGACTTTGCAGCCTTCAACAACAGAGCCTTGGACTCAGGGCGAATACGAACCATGATGGGTACTAGGTGTGTTTTCATGCCTGCATTATGCTATCACTTTGAAAGCATTTGCTGTTGTGTGTAAAAAATACAACGAAGAAAAATAAATATCTGCCTGCTGTGGAGCCTATGCTATGATGATTGCACTGTGAAAGCATCTCACAGCAACATCAACCTACCAACTATGGAGAGATGACTATGAAGTTCGGAACATTCTGGCAAACGCTAGTCCGTAAAAACGCCCCCGTAACCAGTGTTGAAGCAGCAGCTTCTTTAGACAGCGCCAAGATGGAGCAGCTTGTCTATGAAGCTATTGCCGATTTCAGGAATGGGTGCATCCAAGACGAAGTGCTTGCCAAACTGAGCCAGTACCCATATTCCAGTGTGACTGCACGATTCAGCAAGCTGCTGGCAATGGGCTACATCGTGGACACAGGTGAAAAGCGACCAGGTAAGTCAGGTCGCCAGCAACGTGTCCTCAAAATCAAGGAGTATGTATGAGTTGGCCCTTCCCAACGCATCCACCAACCCCTTGGACAAACAAGCAAGTCAAAGAATACGCACAACAGCAACGCTCACAACTACCTGAAAGTCCACTATGAAGACGGTCCTTGCACCGAATGCACCGTGGCCTAAGTCAGAAGAAAAGCCAAAGCCTGTTAAGCGTGTCAGAAAAGTCATGCCAAAACCAAATCACGGCAAACGCAAGTTAGTTGACGCTAACTTTGAACGCTGGTTATCCACCATCCCACCACTAAAAACCAAAGGAAACAACAATGCCTAAACTCACCTCGGACACAATGCTGTCCTGTTCTCAACTGCCTGCCATCATGGGCCACTCCAAGTGGGCAAGCGCAAACGATACCCTGTCTTTCTGCATGAAGTCCATCCAAGGCGAAGATGCCCGTACACCAGCAGGTGAAGCTGCTGATTGGGGCAATGCTTTGGAGGAATCAATCATCAAGGAGATGGTCAAGCGCTTGAATCTGGCTGACTACCAGATGCCTGACGTTGCCTTTAAGCACCCTGAGTTGCCACTTGCAGCCAGTGCTGACGCTATTGGCCTGTGTCCTATTGATGGTCTTGTGGTCAAGAACGACCCAAGCAAAGGTATCTATGTTGTCGGTGCAGATGAGATTGTCCTGACAGGCAATGGCATCCTTGAATCCAAGCTGACAAAGATGGGTCCAGAAGACACGCTTCCGTTGTATCGCGGTCCTATCCAAGTGCAGGGCGTGATGATGTGTACTGGCTTGCGTTGGGCAGCGATTGGCTGCCTGTACTCAGGTGTCGAGCTGCGTATCTACCTATTTGCACCACACACACCAACGATGGATGCCATTCACAACGCAGCGATTGACTTTGAATCGCGCCTTGAGAACTTCCGTCAGACAGGTGAGCCAGCATGGTATCCACCACAAGACAGCAAAGATGCAGACCGTGTGTGGCCCAATGCCAAAGACGAAGACATCGACTTAGGTGATGAAGTTGAAGGTGTTGCCAGTGCAATTGTTGGCCTGAAGCACCAAATCAAAGAGATGGAAGAACAGATTGCAGAGAAAGAAGTCAAGCTCAAGACCATGATGCAAGAGTTCAGCAGCGCCAAGTGTGGCAAGTGGTCAATCAAGTGGCCTATGCGTCACTTCAAAGCACAGCCAGAGAAGGTTACACCAGCCAAGGAAGCCTACTCAATCCGTCAATCAACACTCACTATCAAGGAAGCCAAATGACGCAAATTATTTTTGGATTCTGTGCAGCAGCTTGGCTCACGCACATCTTCTATTGTTTCAGCCACCTTCTATGGGGCTTCTTGGTGGCAGGAGCCATCTTCTTCCCAATCGGAATCCTTCATGGGTTCTATCTCTGGTTCTAAAAAGGAAATCAAATGAAAGAAATCGCATCAGCCTTAGTCAAGGCACAACGTCAGTTCGGTCCAGCACTGAAGACATCTACCAACCCTCACTTCCGTAGCAAGTACGCTGACTTGTCTGCATGTATCGAAGCTGTCATTGACGCACTGAATGACAATGGCATCTTTTTGCTGCAAAAAAATTACGACTGTTCAAACGGCATCATGTGCGAGACAGTGTTTGTGCATGAGTCTGGTGAGATGTTGGAGTGTGGCATCGTTCACTTCCCTGCTGTCAAGCAAGACCCACAAGGCTATGCCAGTGCGCTCACATACGCTCGTCGCTACTCATTGATGGCAGCGTGTGGCATTGCACCTGAAGATGATGATGGCAACATGGGTAGCCGCAAGCAATTCGTTGCACCTAACCCATTGGACAACGTGAAGCCAGGCGCTATTGTTCAGGTCGAGTCACCAAAGGTTGTGCAAAACATTGCCAACAACAAGCCAGTGTTTACCTTGGCTATACCAGGCAAAGAGCCACGCATCTATGAGACATCTGACACCTACATGAAAGGCACGATTGAGTTGCGTGACAAGGTAGAGAAGTCAGCAATGGCAGCGCGTACCAAGATGACAAAGCTGCGTGAGTTGCGTGAAGCCAATGACGCACAGATTGACAAGATTGATGTGCAACACAAGGCCAACTTGGTAGCCGACTACAACTTGCGTCTGAAGCGTTTGGGCGCATCACTCAATGAAGGAGAGCAAGATGGAGAGCAGTGATTGGGCCAAGCTAGATGAGGAGTACCAAGCCTATTGCAAGTCTTGCCAGAACGAAGGGAAAGTCCCTGTGGACTTTCACACTTGGTTGTTAGGCGAGAGCTAATAGAGCTTGATTGGTGTGGGCAATTCGGTCTTGCAGGCCGATTGTCCCGCCATTGATTTTCTTGGTTAAGTCACCCCAAGTTTTCTTGGCATCGACTACTGGCGTACCAGTATCAGCCACTTGGTTGCAACCATGCGTAGACCAGAACCAACCAGCAGTTAGGGCTGCATATTTTGGAGTAGCAACAAGGTCAGGCTGCATAACAAAATCAACGCCCAATGCCTTACCAGCGTGAAAGTAATTAGCATGACCAGTAAGCTGAATACACCCACGACCGCGAAAACGGTAGCCATCCCCAGACGACTCATCACGATTGCCCATGCGAGAAGCGTAGACCATGTTGGCAATTTTCTTTGGGTTCTTTGCATACTGATTTGCAATCTCTAGAGTTGGGAAACGCTTGGGCCACAGCTTCATCAATGTCTCAGCACGGTAGTTCAAGTTCTCCTCAAGAATCTTGAAGTGTCCACACTCATGTCCACACTGTCCAATGAATGCAGCCTGTTGATTCTTGGTGACAATGCCGAAGCGTTCAAACACTTCGTTCAATGGGTCAACCCACTCAGCACCAATGTGCAGCTTGGCTAGTTGTTCAGCGCGTACCATTGAGCGTTTCCTTTACTTGGTTGTATCTGTCGATGCAGGAGTTGAGTTCGATGATTGCCCTGTCTCCTTCTGCGACGAGCCTGATAAGGTCTTCAACAGTCTGTCCGTCAAGTTCGGCTCTCTCTTTACCATCGTTGGTGGCAGTGGTGGAACATCCACCCTTGGAGGCGACATTGACGTACAACCTTGGGCGGTTAGTAAGAATGCCAGACAGCTTAGTTTCAAACTCTTGCTTAACGGTTGCATCTTTTGCATCTTGTTCATCCTTCTGTTTATTCATCACACCATTTAGCCTGGCAATCTCCAAGGCATCTTCAGTTTCTTTCTGTGCATACCCATCATGGTGTCCATAGAAGTATGCGCTGACAGCCAAGGCAATGGCTCCAAGAATCATCCAAGGATTAGGCATCATGCCTCCCTTTTGGCTGCTGCACGTTCATTGGCAATCTCCTCTCGAGATGGGTCAATGAAGTCTGCTGGTGTTGTAGGTGGAGGTGGCGCTCTCCATTCCTCATCCAACTCTGGGTTCTTGAAACCATTGAAGTTGAAGTCAAACATTCCTCCTGTTGCCGTAGTCACTGGAGGTGCGCTAGGTGCTACGGCTTGGGGTTGTGGGGATGCAAGTTTCTCAGCAGCAGCTTGCACACCTTTGCGACTCATCACGCCACCGATGCCACCGACAACCAGCAGCACAATGTCGTTCAGCATCTTGGCAAATGCTTGGTCCATTGGAGCCATAGACTTCAATGGTTGCACAACAAATGCCAGGCTATACAACATGAATGAAACAATGCCAGCCAAGATAAGCGTGACAACGATAACGACAAAACCCCAGATACGGGTTTCGTATTCTTCAGCGGTCAGCCGAGGCAGGTTGGTTTGGTTGTTGAGCAATTTGTTTCTCCAATACAGGGGCTACTAAATAATCTGGACAGTCTTGCGTGAACAGACAGTCAGGGCGTTGGCATCTTTTTGCTGTGAAGTTCTTTGGGTCTTGGCAAAAATACCTGTACCTGTCTTCACATGCTGTCAGAAGCAATAGGCTTATCAGCAATAGCTTTCTCATTGTTTTCCTTTAGCTCCTTCTTTAGTTTCTTCAACTGACGAATCTCGTACTGCATCTCTGACTTCATCTTCAAGTAGTCAACAACAACCAAAGCTGAGATAGGCAAAGCCAAGAACAAGACAATCGCCATGACAACTACGCCAGCGACAAACCACCTTGTGTCTTCGCGAGCCATCCTAGCGACAGCATGAACGCCCACATCCACAGAACCATTATTAGTACCGTTGCCGTTACCACTGCCCTGTCTACCCGATGATTGCGTAGGAGTTCTCGTTGCCACTTTGCATCTCTTTCACGCTTTCGCTTTAGCTGCCTGTCAAACTCCTGTTCTTCAAGAATCAGGTCATACATCTCAAGGAAACGACTGTAGATGTTCCGAAGTTCTTTCGGTGCATACACCATTGCTTCCCTGATTTGAGTCGTCATGTTCTCCAACTGGAGTTCAATCTCAACTCGGTCAATCGCACTGTCTTCAATTGTGGTTGTCGTCTTACTGACTTCCTCCAACTCAAGGCAATGCGCTCTTAGTGTCCTTCTGATTTCAAAGAATGTTTTTAGTTGCTCACAAACTTGGTGGATTGCTTGCGTCTGATATTCCTCATAACTCAGCTCGGTGTCATTATGTTTAGCTTTCTTCTTCGGCGCTGCAACTGCTTTCTCCACTGCTGCTGGCGCTGCTGCTGGTTTGGCGGCTGGCTTGGCTGGTTGTTTGCCAAATAATCCAAGAATCCACGACCATAAACCCGTGACTTCTTTGTAGATTGCTTTTGCATCACCAATGCCCTTTTCTACTGTCGATTTGAGCTTACTGATCTCAGCTTTGCCTTCTGACAACATTTCACAGCCCTTACGGACTGCCGCGACAGCCGCTTGTGCCGCCATGAGAAGGCTAATCGGGTCAATGATTCACCTCACTCGTCATCAATGACAAAGCCGTTCATATAGACAGCGATTTCATTTTCACTTGCAGACGATTTGGCTTCAATCATGAAGTCAGACTTTGGCGGCAATTTGAATGGCACAGACATATTGAAGGAGATTTGACCTTCAGCCCATGTCGATTCCCAGAAGTTTTGAGCTGCAATGCCGTATTGCTTCAAATAAGCTCTGCCTGTGAGATACCTGTTACCAGTAACAGTGCCAGATGTGAAAGTCACATCGGTAATGTAAGCAGACTTTGTGGCAGACGTTGACAAGACGCAAGCCTGTGAAACACCAGTAAGCGCTTCAATATAGGCGTATTTTGTGCCGTTGTTTGTGATTGATACGTTACCAGCCTGAGTGCCTGAAACAACGTAAGCCCCATTCACACGGAAAAACGACTGAGTTGTTGTGACAGGAGTTGTGCCGTTTAGCGTCACGTTTTCTGTGATCTCAGCCCAGTTAGCATCAAGTCCATAGACACAGACAACACAAGTGTCTGTCGTGCTTGAAACAAGGCTTAGAACGAGCGCAGACGATGGAAATGTATATACACCGCCACCATCATTGAAGA